GCCCCAACACCACAGCACTACACATACCATAGAACCACAGGTCTTGTGGTTAGACACTTAGAACATCACAAAATACTTACTATCGTATGCTAAGTTATCTGTCAACAACAGGCGGAAGTATACAGCCACCGAACTTAGAGAAGGCTTAAGTGAATTGACCTAAAGTAAGGGTCTTGCATCCCTAAGCCTTCTCTAAGTTTGTTAAGATAGACTACGGCTTTCAATAGCCTTACTCTAGTAGTCGCATTAAAGTCACTATCTAGAGCCCCCTATAGAACAAACCAAATCACAAAGGAAATCACAATGATTACAGAAGAACAATACAACAAGCAGTTACAGTTAGAAGAAGAAGGTATTAACCTAGGTATTGAGAAATTCAAGAAGGAAATGATTGAGGCAAAACAAAGAGGAGGCTTCAATGATACTAAAGTAGGTACTATTGTAACTTACCAACTAATGATGCCATTCGTGCAGGGGATACTTGAGTACAGCTCTTTGAATAGTAAGTCTAAAGTAGATGCAGATGTTAAGGGCGTACTAGTTAAAGTAGCTCCTGACAAGCTAGCTATTATTGCTCTTAAAGTTCTATTCAAAAACATCATCACTACTGATAAGTCAGCTACAGACTATTGCTATGCTATTGGTTCAGCAGTTGTTGATGATTTAAACCTAGAGCTATTCAAGAAGCATAAGACGGCTGATGATGATACAAAGTCTTGGAAGAACTATGTTGAGACAACTATCAAGAATAAGGAGAAGCAAGGCTCATCTAAAGAGAGAACACTTAGTGTACTTAAGATGACTATGAATCAGACTGACTTTGAGCAACTGTCTCTTACTAATGAAGATAAGATATGGATAGGGCAGAAACTGTTAGATATCTTTATCAAAACTACAGGACTTATTAAGTTAGACGTTGTGAGAATCAGTGCTAGAAAGACTGAGAGAAGACTTGTACCTACTCAAGCCCTTATTGACCACATCAACAAGCTAGAGGGGGAGTGTGAGATAATGAACCCTGTGATGTTCCCTATGACTGTGCCTCCAAGAAAGCATAGCTTAGGAGAGCAGGGAGGTTTCTTAAGTAATGCTCCTAGTTTAGCTGTACCAATCGTTAAGAGTACATCAGGTAGAACACCTAAGTACTTAGATACTGTAGAGATGCCTGAGGTGTACAAAGCTGTAAATGCTATCCAAGAGACAGCGTGGAAGATAAACCATAAGGTCTTAGATGTGTTAACTGAACTAGTGAACAGAGGTAAAGAGATTGCAGAGCTTGATTTACCCGCAATGACTGAACTAGAAATACCTGCTAAGCCTTGGGGTCAACTTGATGATGCTGAGTGGGAGATGTACAAAGCTAACAAACCTGAGACGGTTAAAGAGTGGAAGGACAAAGCTAGAGATGTACACAACAAGAATGTTACACAGAAGTCTAAGAGAGTATTATATAGAGGTCTTATTTCTGTATCTGAGAAGATGAGAGAAGAAGAAGAACTTTACTACTGCTACAACCTAGACTGGAGAGGTAGAATATATCCTGTACAAAATGGTTCTTGCCCAAACCCACAGGGGATTGATGCATCTAAAGCATTACTTAAGTTTGCTGATACAGTGGCTTTAGGTGAGAGTGGTGCTTATTGGTTAAGTGTACAAGGAGCTAACACTTTTGGTGATGATAAGTTACCTATGGATGAAAGAGGGCTATGGGCTTCACTACATGAAGAAGACATCATGGCTGTAGCTACAGACCCTTTATCTAATAAATGGTGGTGGGAGGCTGATGAACCTTGGAAGTTCTTATCTTTCTGTTTCGATTATGCAGGTTATGTGGAGTCAGGGTACTCTAAAGACTACGAAAGTTACACAGCAGTTGCATTGGATGGTTCTTGTTCAGGTATACAACACTTCTCAGCTCTACTTTTAGATGAGAGAGGGAGTTTAGCTACTAATGTAATTAATGGTAATAAGGATATCCCTGCTGACATCTATGGTGAGGTAGCTAAAGAGTCTAATATACGTATTGAAGCTGATGTAAGACTAGGGGATGCAAGAGCCATACTGTTACAAGGTAAAGTAAACAGAAGTACAACTAAATCGAACGTAATGACGACACCTTATGGTGTTTCTCGTAGAGGTATGGTGGACCAACTTATGACTCAACTAGACAGAGAAGAGTTCACAGGAACTGATGTATCTTTCTATGAGGTATGTAAGTACTTAGCTGACCTAAACTATGAGTCAATCGGACAGGTAGTTGTGGCTTCAAGAGAGGCTATGAACTGGCTAGTGGAAGTAACTAAAGTAATGCAACAAGCTGACAAGGTATTCACTTGGATTGTTCCTTCAGGATTCAAAGTTAGACAAGCATATTACAAACCTACAACAAAGAGAATATCTACGTTTTGGGGAGGGACTAGGGTTAGGCTTAATGTAGATAGTCCTTCACCTACTATTAACCACAAAAAGGTATCAGCAGGACAGTCACCTAACTATATCCACTCTTTAGATGCTAGTCACTTAATGATGACAGTACTGAGAGCTGTACTTAAAAAAATCAGAGCCTTTGCTCTTATTCACGATTCATTCGGAACACACGCAGGTAACACTCAAGTGCTTGCTGATACTATTAGAGAGGCATTCGTTATAATGTACTCACAAGATAACTTAGAGTTATTCAGAGAAGAGATACTGTCTCAATTACCCGAAGAACTACATGAGTTAGTTCCTACAGTACCTTCTAAAGGTAACTTGAACTTAACTGATATCCTAAAATCTACATACTTTTTCTCATAAGACTATGGCTTTCAATAGCCATAGCTCTACACACAATCACAAATCATATTACTGTTAAAATAACCTACATTTAAAACCCTATACGACACCCTCACACCCTCAAACTACCTATCGCCTTACTCTTATATACTTATTCTTATATATACGCACACGCACGCACACGCAAATCCTTTATACACTTTCAATATTACTAGTAGTCGGATTAAAGTTACTATCTAGAGCCCCCTATAGGAGAGAAAGCCGAAGTGCCTAATCCAAACCAAAACAGGAGGTGATTCATTAACAGGAACACTCAAGTTAAACAAATCTTCCAACAACATCAGGAAGGTGATTCTGAGATAACAGAAGAGTTCTATTGGAGCTGTATGGCTAATAGGCTTGACCCAAGTAGCATATGGGACTTATTTGAAGCAGGGGTAAAGTTAGATGAACTTTTAAAACCTGAAGAGGATGCTTTAGACCATCAAACAGAACAGTTTAGGAAAGAGGTTTTAGATGACCTTGATTACAGAGGAGTGAAATATCAAGATGGCATATTGGTATTAACTGATATTCATAATAGTGACACTCGCTCGACAGGTGTGCGTACAGCACTAATCAATTCAATTAGATAAACGGAGATATATAAACATGGCAACAAAGAAAAGAGCAATAAGATTAACAGCACCAACAGGTGTAGCAAAATTCCCTTGGTTAACTGAGGCTGACACTAGATTTAATGAAGCGGGTGAATACAAAGTAACAATCGTATTACCAAAAGATGCAGATGATACACAAGCCTTAATCGCAAAGATTGAAGCTGTATATGCTGAGTTCAAGAAAACACTTAAGGGTGCTAAGTTAAAGAGAGAGCCTGATTCATTAGGTTTTGAAGATGAGTACACTGATGATGGTGACGAGACAGGTAATGTCCTGTTCAAGTTCAAGTCTAAGACAGGCTACACAAATGCAAAAGGTGAGTTTGTTAAGATGAATGCTCCACAGTTATTTGATGCGAGTTTACAACCATTACCTCAAGATACAAAGATTTGGTCAGGTACAACTATGAAAGTTAACTTTAGTCCTTCTGCGTATGACCACGGGAAAAACCTTGGTGTTACTTTAAGATTAAATGCAGTTCAGATTATCGACCTATACAATGGTAATGGTGCAGATGCCTCAGCTTATGGTTTTGATGAAGAAGAAGGTTACTCAGCTCCTGCTCAAGGTATGGATGAAGTAGAACCTGAAGAACCTGTATTAACTGATTCAGATGTTCCTACTGATGAGGATGACTTTTAGCCGTGGCTAGGGTTATTCGCAGAATCAAACAAGTCACTAACGACCGAGGCGAGAAGCTTCGGAGTGGCTTTGAGGATAAATTAACTAAAGACTTACAAAGACTTAATGTAGATTATGAATATGAAGCAGTGAGAATACCGTTCACACCCCCTGCGAAACTTAGGCACTACACACCTGATATCATCCTTCCAAATGGAATCATAGTTGAGATTAAGGGTAGGTTCATGTCAGATGATAGACAAAAACATAAACACATTAAAGCACAATACCCTGAGTTAGATATTAGGTTTGTATTTATGAGGGCAACTCAAAAGATTACAAAGACTTCTAAGACTAGTTATGGGATGTGGTGTAAATCTAATGGTATCAAGTATGCTGAAGGTGTAATACCTAAAGCATGGATTGAAGAAAAGCAACACGTGGCTAACACGAAACTAATAGATGGATGGAGAAAGAAGTAATGAGTAAATTAAAAGTATTAAAGTTCTTACAAAAAGGGAATGGGTTAAATGCAGTTGTTGCACAGAAAGAGTTTGGATGCGTAGGTTCAACTTTAGCATTTTATATTTGGCAGTTAAGACAAGAAGGTTGGCAGATTCAAACTAAGATGAAGAAGTCTTTTATGGACCAAAAGTATGCTGAGTACACTTTACACTCATCTTGGAGATACCCTGATGAAGAAGAAAGAAGAAAGGACATAGCTATAGCTAAGTTAACTCCTAAGGTACACGCTTTATCTGACTTCAAGATTGGTGATAGAGTTCTTATTGAAGGATTGAAAGAAGAGGGTGTAATTAGATGCTTAATAACAGAAGGTACTCCTTTTGCAGATTATGAAAATATACCTAATGATGGTGTAGTTATCGAGATAGCTACAGATATAGTGTTAGCTAGACCTGACCAACTTAAATTAATAAAAGGAAATAAATAATGTTTAATACAAAACCAAAATCAGTAGCTTCAATCATGGCTACTTTCACAAAGACTATAGATGAGTTAAAGGGATTAGCTGAGACTAAGGTGAATGAAAATGCTAAGTTATCACAAGAGATAGTTGAGAAAGAACTAAGCAAAGACTACAACTATGCAGAGATAGATAGGGCTACTAAAGCAATCAAGAAACTAGAACAACTAGTAAACTAAGGAGTTAACCATGAGTAAATTAAATGTATCAAAAGCAGAACTAATACTAATTATTATAGAGACTATGAAGGGATATACAAGTGTATTACTACAAGATGGTCTTTTAAATGAGGATGATAGTGATAAATTAGCAAATATACAAACAGGCATGAGTGAGAGCATAATGGAAGAAATATCTATATCTCTTGATGACCAACTAGAGCTGTTGGCTTTACTTAAGAATGGCAAAGCGTAAGTATGAAGAAGAGGAAGAGTCTGAGTTCTTGCATCATGTCGAGTGTAAAACTTGTGGCTCTAGTGATGCTAACGGTGTATACAGCGATGGGCATGAGTATTGCTTTGGGTGTGATACTTGGCTACCTCCTTCAGATAAAGTAAAGAAGGAGATTAAGATGGAAGATGAAGGATTCAAGCCCTCTAAGAAGATGGGTTTTATAGAAGGTGGTTCATGTAAAGAACTTAAGAAGAGAGGCATCACAGGTAGTACAGTTAGGAAGTGGTCATACGAAGTAGGTAAAGACTTCAATGGTAAATCAGTTCAGTTAGCTAACTACTATGATGAATCTCAAAACTTAGTTACACAGAAAGTTAGATATGCAAATAAAGACTTTATGATACTAGGGGATAATAAAGGTCCTCTTTATGGTCAATGGTTATGGACTGCTAAAGTTCATGGTAAGCAGTTGATTATTGTAGAGGGTGAAATAGATGCTCTGAGTGTGTCTCAGGCTTACAATCACAGAAAACCTGTAGTAAGTATTACCAAAGGAGTTAAGGGTGCTAAGAAGGACCTACAGAGGAACTTAGAGTTTATACAGCAGTTTGATGAAATCATCTTAGCGTTTGATAATGATGAGCATGGTAGGAAAGGCATGGATGAGTGTGCTCCATTGTTCAAAGCAGGTCAAGTTAAGATTTGTACTTGGATAGGAGCTAAAGATGCTAATGATTTATTAGTAGGTAATGACCTAATCAATATCAATCAATCAATCAAAGAGGCTAAGCCTTGGAGACCTGATGGGATTGTTAATGGTATGGACGTATCTATGGATGAACTTCAAGAGCCTATGCCTCATGGTATGGCATACCCTTATCCGTTGCTACAGTCAATGACGTTTGGTTCAAGAGGTGGTGAACTTATTATTTGGACAGCAGGTTCAGGTATTGGTAAATCAACTATCTTACGAGAAATAGCGTATCACTTTGTAAATGTACAAGATAGTGAAGTAAAGGTTGGGATGATTTTCCTAGAGGAATCTATGAAGAAGACAGCTCAAGCATTTATAGCCCTAGATAATGATGTACCTCTAGCGAAACTTAGACATGACCCTGCAATCTTAACTGAGATGCAGTGGAGCGAGTCTAAAGGGAAGCTGTTTGACAGTGGTAAAGTCTTCTTCTATAAACACTTTGGGTCGTTGGACTCAGAGATATTACTAGAGAAGATTAGATACATGGTGGTTGGGTTAGGTGTGACGCATATCTTCCTTGACCATATCTCTATAGCGATATCGGGTAATGACTCTGACAATGAACGTAAAGACATAGATATGTTAATGACTGAAATGAGAAGTCTAGTTGAAGAGACTAGCTGTCACATTGATGCCATTGTTCACTTAAAGAGGACTAGTGGTAAGGCTTCATTCAATGAGGGTGGTCAGGTAAGTCTGACAGACCTTAGAGGAAGTGCTTCACTAGAACAATTATCTGATGCTGTTATAGCACTAGAGAGGAACCAACAAGCTAATGATGAAGATGAAGATGCAAACAAAGATGTATCTCAGATTAGACTTTTGAAGAATAGAGAGATTGGGATAGTTGGACCTGCAGACAGGCTCAAGTACGACCATGAGACAGGCAGGTTACTAACTGCTGAAGATAGTGATAATGAGTTTTTTGTGCCTACGAGTAAGGCTAATGTTTCTCCTGAGAAGGAGGTTAATAACGATTTCTAAAGGAGGAATATGAGCTTAGTTTATGATATAGAGACTAATGGATTACTTCATCAAATGACTAAGATTCACTGTATACACATTTGTGATTCAGAGACAGGTAAGTACTACAAGTTTGATAAAGAAGAAGTTGAGGATGGGGTTAAGATGCTCCATGGTTCAGATGTAGAGGGTCACAACATAATAGGTTTTGATGAACCTGCTATTAGATTAATTTACCCATGGTATGAGCCTAAGTCTGTTACAGATACTTTAGTTCTATCTAGATTGGTGTTTGCTGATATGAAGCAGACAGACTCAAAGTACATTAAGCAAGGTAAGCTTGAGCCTAAGATGTTAGGACAGCATAACTTAAAGTCTTGGGGGCAGAGACTAGGGCTACTAAAAGGTAGCTTTGGTGAAACTACAGATTGGGCTGAATGGTCACAAGAGATGTCTGACTATTGTAAGTTAGATGTTCAAGTAACTATGGCTTTAAAGAAACACTTAAAGAAACATGAGGGCTATATGGTCCCTGAGGCTGTTGAGTTAGAACATAAAGTACAAACTATTGTATGTAGACAGATGAGGCATGGTTTCTTATTTGATACAGATACAGCAGAAGACTTAATGATGGTCTTACAGCAACGTAAGAATGAACTACTAGAAATCTTTGAAGATACCTTCAAGCCTTGGTTAGCTAAAGGTAAAGAGTTTACACCAAAGAGAGCTAACAAGACCTTAGGTTATCTAGCAGGGGCTCCTATGACTAAACTAGTTTATACAGAGTTCAAGCCTACTTCAAGGTCACACATTATCTATCAATTCAAAAAGCTATATGATTGGGAACCTAGAGTGTTCACTGATAGTCAACAACCTAAGATTGATGATGAGATACTTAATGACTTGCCTTATCCTGAGGCTAAGCCTTTAGCTGAATACTTCCTTATTGATAAGAGAATGGGACAATTAGCTACAGGTAAGCAAGCATGGCTTAAACAGATTACTTCAGAGAACAAGAT